CCAGATGATGGTGAAATAGCAATAAAAGGTAGGTATACAAATTTAGGTGCATATATTTCTACATTTTATGATGATGAAGAACATACAGAAAATTCTACAGAATCAACTACATTTACACCTTATTTTTATAGCACTGTTCATGTAGATGTTGGTATATTTATTATTTATTGGCTTGCTCCTTATCAAGTACAACAGGATAATATATTATTTACATTTAGATATTATGAAGGTACAGTTTTAAAAGAATTTACAAGAGTAATAAATCAAGTGCCTAATGAAGTTGGATCTGCAACATTAGCAGATAACTCAACAAATAAAACTATTATAGCCGGATCACTTAAAGAGACAAACATTGGTGCAATTGAAGCTGTTTCTGGTAGTTTTTTCTTGGATTTATTTGCAAAAATTGATTTAATTATAGAAAAATTACCAGATGATATAATCTCTGATTTATCCCTTGATACAATAATTGATTCAGGTTTAACTTTACAAAACTGTATGGAGTTAACCGCTGCCATGGTTGATGGGAGAATATTAAAAGATAGTCCGAATGTTGGTGATTTAACTTTTTATAGAAGGAATAATTCAACTATTTTAACTATAACCAGAACAACAACAATAGATAGATCAAGGATTAATCCATAATGATTTTTAATAGTATAGTAATTTTTGGGTATGATTATCCTTTACGAATACGTAAAATTGCTTCATTTGGTTATTTTGAATTTATTGAAAATGAATATGAAATAATATCGAATCATGTAGAAATAGCAATTAATTTATTAATAGAACAGTTTAAACATGCAACAAATTTACAAAATTTAATATATTGTTATGTTAGTATATTACAAGAATTAGAAAATACAATTCAACAATTTGGTAGTATAAAAAGCATTGATCAGGCATTTGGTGCAACTTTAAATATATTAGGTGATATAGTAGGACAAGAAAGAGAAGGGAGAGATGATTTAAATTATAGAAATGCAATAAGACTTAAAATATTATTAAACCATTCTTATGGACAACCAGAAATTTTAATTATAGCATTAAAATTATTAGTAAATGCAAAAAGGGTAAAATATGCAGAATTTTTTCCAGCTTGCGTATACATGGATTTTAATACATATATGATACCTCAAAGTAATTTACAAAAAGCAATAGAAAGTATTGCACTTGCAGGGGTAAAAATAATTTTAAAGTTTTCTAATGTTGATGATCATAAAAATCTTAGATTTAAAGCGGAATTAGGAATTAGTCAACTTCCTGACAGTGCAGGGTTTTCTGAAAGGGCTAATGGGAGTTTACTTTATGAAGGCGGAAAAATTTTTGATTTAATATAATAAGGAGAAAAAATTATGACAATACCAAGTGTATACCCTGAATGGGCGACAGATGATGTAGAAGATCCCACATACCATACTCCAAATAAATTAGAACCAGATTCACTACATAAAAGTAATGGGTATAGTCCCCTAGAATTACCAGATAGACAAAATATTAATTATCAATTTAATCTTATTGATAAATGGATTGAATATTTTGATAGTGAAAGATTTATAATTAAAACTGGCACCACAGATCTTTCTTTGTTTCAAACGGACATTATTTATGATTCTGGTTTAACTATGTTGAATACATTGACATTAGGAGTTAAAATTTTACCAACCGGATTAACATGGCAGACTTTATATTGGGGTCAAGGAATAGCATATCCATATTGGATGCAAGGCATTGATCGAATTTCTATTGTACATAGTGATAATGATTTAAAAAATGTTCCTTATCAAGTTGTTATAATGAAAATAGCTGAATTATTGACATAATATGAATGAAAAAATTTTTGAAACTATTATAATATTTTTTTCTGTAATGTTACCCGGTAGTATTATAACATTATTAATACATAAAATGATTAATAATACTTTAAGAAAATTGGATGATTATAAAAATGAGGTACATTCATCTATTTTAAAAGAGTTAGAACACATAAGAGATAAATTAGAATTACGATTTACATATATTGAAAAAAGACTTGACTCGCTGGAAGAAAATGAATTTCCTTTATACAATGAAAGTAAAAATTTAAAGATTACTCCTAAAATTTGTTTAATTGTAGATGATAATCAGTATCAACGTGCATTTTTAAAAGATGCAATAAAATTAAATTATGATAATATATTAATTTATGAAGCTACTTCTTATGATGAAGCAATTAAATTAATTAATACTATTTATTTTAACATTGCTATTATTGATTATGATTTGAAAAGTGATAAAACTGGTATTGATATATTAGATTATTGTAAAAAAAATAATAGATTGGTATTAAAGGAAAATGGGTGTATTACACTTAAAACAATTTTGTATACTACAAATATAGATAAAAGTTTAACTTTACCAATTGGTATTGAATCCTGTATACTTGACAAAACTGGTAATGGTTTTTCTGTCAAATTACTTGTTAGAAAAATAAATTATATCCTTGATAACAACCAATAAAAAACACACAAAAATCACACTTTTTAAAACTATATACATAATAACATTTTTTAATCACAGTTTTTATTTTTTTTTTATTAATATATAATAATAATAGAATAGATATATATAGTTTTAAAAAGTGTGATTTTTGTGTGTTTTTTATTGGTATTATATAAGCCGTTGATTTTAAACTTTTTAAAAATTTATTTAAATTAATTCTATAAAAATTATTTTTTTTGCAGATTAAATATAAAAATTTGAAAAAATAATAGTATGTAAGTTATTGATTTTTATATCAATTAAAAACTATATTAAAAAAAATGAAAAAAATCATTGACTTTTTTATATTTTGGTGTTATATTTAATATAGATGAGTAATAAAAACTAAATAAACAAAAAAAGGAGAATGGTATGAGTAACAGAATTAAAATCCAGGTTGGTAGTCATAATGTTGGCGACGAAATAAACGGTAAAAAAATTACAGGTTTAGGCGCAATATGGAGCCAGAGAGTTACCGATGATACGGCATGTTGTTATGGTATGCAGCCAGGAACGGACTATTATCCCTCAGTTAAAATGCAATATGCATATTTAGAAAACTAAACTAAATTATTTAATGCCCCCAACGGGGAGAATGGAGTTTTTATGAGAATCGAATCAAAATATTCAAAAATTAATTCTGATGGAACAGAGAGCCTGTTAATAGTAGATATCCCAGATAATGAATACGGAAACATGCTGCTAAAAAATCCCAGACCTGAAATAGTTAGGGCTGATGTTTTGAATGCGGCTGCGTATATAATGCAGAAACGAATTGATATTCAGGCATATATCGACCAAAAATTAAACCCTGAACAAATTGCAGAGGTTAAAATCTATGCCGCTGCGCTGGCTCGACAATTGAAATTGATTGCGGCGTGTACAGATGACGCGTGTGGCTATAGAGGTATCCAGATGCGACTGGCTGGAGGGCACAGGCTATCTGATGGAATGCAAAGAGAATTAGCAAAAATTTCATCCGAATTGGAGCCTCCGAATGAAACCGAAATAGAAAATTCTTTTGACTATGCTCTAGAACAGCTAGGGTACTGCTCAAAAACCCAGTTTGATTATGATGTATCCAGATGCGGGCACGAAACCTGGAAAATTGAACGCGTTGCGGTAACAGGCAGAGATAGAGAAACTGTTTTAAAACAACAGGGCAAAAAAATTAATTAACCTCAAAAACGCCTCCGGGCGGTCTACCACGGAGGCTTAACCATGTTAGGAGCAGACCCATTATATCGCAAGTGGTGGCGTGTCAAAATAACACTCGAAACCGTCATGAGTAATCTAAATGAATATTAAAATATGAGATAAATGTGTTATGAAACAAAAAACAACAAACTTGCATGCTGGTACATATAATAATATAGTATATAGTTTTCCTGTTTTTTTTGATTATCTATGTGATACGATCAGTTTAGATACCAATATTGTATATTGGTTTTATTATATGTATTAATTTTTTTTATTATAAAACTACAAATAAAAGAAAGGTTTTATGAATAATTCAAAAAATTCTTTAGAAAAATATGAGGGTAATTTAAATACGGTTTTTGAACTAGTTGATAATGCAACAGAGAAATTTAAGGATTTTTTAATTTCTCCTGCAATTGGAGGTAGTTTTTTAGAATCAACGTATATACGAAATTACACTAATGGTAAAAAACAGGCAGAATTATATATTAATTTATATCCATTAATGACCACTAGAGTTTTAATTAAACAATTATAATAAAAATTTATTTCACAGAAAGGCGAAAAAATTATGGCACATAATTTAGAGATTAAAAATGGTATTGCAAGTGCGGTTTTTGCTGTTGACCAAAAAGGGCTACCTTGGCATAAACTAGGAACAATGGTAAATAATGCATTGTCATGGCAAGAATGTATTAAATTAGCGCAGCTTGACTTTGAGGTAAAAAAATTCCCTCTTTATAGGGAAAACCCTTTTTATAATACTGATAAAAATAATAAACACGATTCTTGGAACAGTTTTTTTGTTCCTTCTTATGCAATTGTACGCATGGATAAAAACGATATTACAGGGTATCTTGGAACTGTTGGAGAAAAATATGCACCTATACAAAATAAATATATGTTTGAATTTGTTGATTCCTTATTAGAAAACATTAATGGGGCACATTATGAAAGTGCAGGAGTTTTAAAAAATGGTGAACAAGTGTGGTGTTTAGCCCGTGTCCCGTATGATTTTTTTGTGGGTAAAAATGATTTACACAGAACATATTTATTATTCCAAAGCAGCCACGATGGTAGTATGTCAAGTACATGCAAACTTACTACTGTCAGGGTGGTATGCAATAATACTTTAACTGAGGCACTAAACGAAAAATCGTTTAATCGTGTTAAAGTAAAACACACAAAAAATGGACAAAATAAACTTGATGCGATTAAAGAAACTTGGCAAGGTATACAACAATCAGTTGATACATTAAAAAATAAATTTGATATTTTAGTAAAACGTCAAGTTACCGGCACACAATTTAAAAATATAATGAATAAATTATTTGGTAATGACTGGTCAGAATCAAAAAGAAAAAGTAATGTTGCATTAAAAATTGCAGAAATTTTTGATAACAATGATAATAATTTTTTTCCAGAGCAGCATGGAACAGCTTTTAATCTTTTAAATGCTATAACTGATTATACAGATCATGCAAAATCAGTTAAATCACATAGCGGTTATATTGAAACTGAAAGCAGAGCGTATAGTGCAATTGCTGGTACAGGTGAGGCCTTAAAACAGAAGGCACTGCAAGTTATTTATGAGAATATTATTGGATCTACTCCGGTGAAACAAAATAAAAATGGTGCGGTTGGCGGTGTTTTGGATGAAATGGGTTTAGATTAACAGGTTTTTAACTGTATTATTAATAATTTTTAACAATTTTTTAAGGAGTGTGTTTTATGTTTACAAAAAAACCAAGTACTATTATTTCCAATACTATTCAGGAAATAAAAAAGTCCGAAGTAAAAAAACCTTTACAAGAAGAAAAAAAAGATTTATTAATTTCGAAAAATTCATCAAAAAAACGAATTATTTTAGAAGGATCACCTTTTAAATCTGCAAAACAATTAATAGTAAATAGATTGTTATGTAGAAAAATGACAGATGAACAGATAAGTGATGAATTAAAAATTTGGTTTCCTGAGATTAAAAATGGTGGGTTTGTACCACATTATAGAAGTCATTTAAATGCTGGTACACGATATTTACCAGAAGGATTAATAAAAATTGAACCAAAATTGATTCAAATTAAAAATAATTTAGATATAAAAATTCCTGAAATAAAAATTGATACAATAATTAAAACCCCTTTAAAAGAAATAAAAAAAGAAAAAATTTATAATACCAAAGTAAATAAAGAAAAAAGACCAGTTTTGAATTTACAGAAAAAGAAATGATTATTATATTGTAAATAAAAAAGGGCGGTTAAATTTTTTTTTCCGCCTTTTTAAAAAAATTTATATTATTTAAGTTATTGATTTAAAATTAATTACAAGATATAACAAAAAAAATAAAAAAAATATCACTTTTTTCATTAAACATTTATTATATTATATTATTACTATGTTAAAACATCAAATTAAAATGTTAAATTATCTTAATATAAATAAATGTGGTGCTTTATTGTGTGAAATGAGAACACAGAAAACTTTACCAATGATAAAGCATATTGAAACAAATAAATTATTTCCTACATTAATTTTATGCCCGAATGCAGCTATTAATGGCTGGAAATATTGGATTAATGAAGGTTACAAATTTAAATACACATATATAATTAATAATTTTGATATTGAGAATTTAAGCACAATTAATATTTATAATAAAGAAAAAATTAGAGTAAATCCAAATTTTTTAAATGAAATAAATTGGAAATGTATTATTTTGGATGAATCTCAATGTATTATTAATCCTAAAAGTTTGTTATCTAAATTTTTACTTAATCAAAAAATTACTTCTGTAAAAACAAAAATTAAAAAATTGAGTAATTTTAAATCTATAATAAACGCAGAATATAAATATATTTTAACAGGTACACCCATAGAAAATTCTGAATTAGGTTTTTTTAATCAATTTAAATTTATTAATTTAATATCTCAAGATTTGTCATATTATCAATTTAGGATGAAATATTTTTATTTATCAGGGTTTCAATGGAAAATAAATAATAATGGTAAAAAATTTATTAATGATTGTTTAGATAAAACTTTACAATTATTAAGGGAAGATATTGGTTATAAAGATAAAAAAATATATTTACAAAGAGTTGTTCAGCCTTGTTTTGAGTTTAAAAGGATTTATAAAAAAGTTAAAAATGAATTTATTTTAGAATATAAAAAAGAAGAAAAATTTACAAAATGGGTATTACAAAAATATATTTGGCTTCGCAAACTTTGTGGCGGTTTTATTGAAGATGAATTTAAATTTAATCAAAAAATAAAAGAATTAGATTATCTTTTAAAAACTGAATTGAAAGATAAAAAAATTATAATACGTTGTGAATTTAAACAAGAAGTTAATATACTGAAAAAATATTTTAATAAAATTAATGTAGAAAATATTTCACTTAGTGGTGATAATACTATACAACATAATGCATTACTATTAATTTTCAAAATAAAAAAATCTTTATTAATTTGTATTTGTACAAATGATGTTTTAAATCAAGGTACTGACCTATCTTTTGTTGATACATTAATTTTTTATAGTACACCAGAGAGCAGTATTCAACGTAAACAGATTGAAGACCGACATATTTCACTGGAAAAAACTGAATCTATTTTAATCATAGATTTATTATTTGAAAAATCATTAGATATCCATATTTTAAAAAATTTAAAGAGAAAATATGCAAAACAAAAATTTATTAAAAAATTTATATCTGAGTATTGATCCAGGGTTGAATACTGCCATTGCAGTATGGACTAATGATAATATATTAATAACTACAATAGAGTTTACAATTAATAAATACAAACATAAAAAAATTATGACATTAGAACATAAGCTAACACTTATGAGATTATTTTTAAGTAGTAAAATTGGTAAATATATAAATCATATAAATCGTGTACATATTGAATCTGTTGAATTGTGGAGTGGGTCAAGTATATCGTATATATCGGGTATACGAGGAGATCTATTTTTATTATCCTATTTAGTAGGTATTTATTTTGAATTTTTTATAAGTAAAAATATTAATACATATTTAATACCTGCAACAAAATGGAAAGGGCAACTTTCATACGGTGCATTATTAATGAGAGTTGCAAATATTTTAGGATTAGATGAATCCATGTATTCTGAACATGAAATAAATGCACTCGGTCTTGGGTTGTATACACAAGGGAGATTTTAATGTTGTGTAAAAAATGTGATTTACATAAATTTAGACGACTAAATGGTTTTTCTCCATTTACAAAAATTAATAATTCTAATAGTAAATATGGTTTTATTGTATTTATTTCAGAGTATCCTGATTCAACAGAAGAATTATTTAATTTAAAATTTTTATCTTCTCATGGTAAATTATTATTGACTTTATTAAAAAGGAGTTTTTTAATACGGTATAATTGGATTTTTTCATCTGCTGTTTTATGTGTACCCCGTCAAAATTTTCAACATATTAAGAACCCTACAAAAGAAGAATTAAATTTATGCTATAATAATACTTTTGAATTTTTAAAAGATAAAGATATTGTATATTATGTTTTAATTGGTAAAATTGCACAGAGTCAATTTAAAACATTGAAACCACACTGTTGTATACCAGATTTAAAAGCTATGTTATTTGCAGGAGGCACTTCTTCCAGTGAATATTTGAGCAGTTTACAAAAATTAAAAGATTTAAGGAGTAAATTATATGGTAAACCTTAGTAGAGAACAATCAATAAAAATTATTGATTTTATCAAAAAAAATGGCTTAACACAATCAATAGTAAAAAATTATTTTGATTGTAAATGGAAATTTTATTTAAAATTATCAGGATTAATTTTTAAAAGAAACTCTACTGAAAAAACAGATTTTGGTACTATTGTGCATTCAATTTTAGAAAAATGGTATTTAACAAAAGGTAAAATATTTGAAGATAAAACTGCATTGAAACAATTTATTACAGATGAAGCTAAAAATAATAATATGTTTTTTAAAAATGATATTATTGTACAACTAAAAGTATATTATACAATGTTAGCGTATTTTGAAATTTATAAAAATGATTTGAAATATCTTATATTAAATGTTGAACAAAAATTTATAAATAATATACATAACCAGAGTGGGAAGAGAGATTTGGAAGTTAAGAAAAAAAATTCAATAATAATAGTGGATCATAAAACAAAAAGCAGAATAGATGAAAATAATCTATTAGCAGGCTTAAATTTAGATTTTCAATCATTATTTTATTTATTAAGCGTTGATAGTGCTAATGAGGTTATGATTAATATAATACGTAATTCACAAAAGAAAAATTTTGATGAAAATTTTTATTATGAAATTTTAAAAAATGCTGATCATTATTTTAAACGATATAATATTATGTATACAAAAAAAGATAAAAATGATTTTTTGATTTTATGGAATACTATTAAAAATAATATTGAAGATGACATTGAAACATTAAATATATTTCCTAATTATTTTCATTGTATTGGCAATTATGAATGTGAATATTTGGATTATTGTAATAAAAAATGTAAAAATAATAATAATTATGAAATCAAACAATTTAATTACAAGGAGTTAGAATAATATGGTATATAAAAAACCTTTACCAAAAAATAATTTATTTACTGAAAAAAAAATTGATACAGAAAAAAAATCAATTTTATCTTTACCGACAGAAAAAACAAAAATATCAGATAATATCTCAGATTATTGTTTAATGTTATATGGGGAAGGAAAAATAGGTAAAACATCTTTATGTTCTCAATTTTCTAATGCATTGATTTTAGCGTTTGAACCTGGTACAAGTAGTATTGAATGCTATGTATTAACTATGACTAAATGGCAAGATTTTATTGATATTATTAAATTATTAAAACAAGGAAAGCATAATTTTAAAAATATTATAATTGATAATGTACAAATAGCATATAATTTTTGTTCAAAATTTATATGTGATAAAATTGGCATTGATGGCCCCGGTGTTGCGAATGATTATGGTGTAACATGGTCAAATATAAGTAGAGAATTTACTAATAAAATAAATGAAATAATAAATTATGGAGTAAAACCAATATTTACAGCCCATTCAAGAATAAAAGATATTGAATCCCTTTCAGGTAATAAATACCAAAAAATTGAGCCATTGATCACTGGACAACTTGCGGAATTATTAAAATCTCCTGTAGATTTATTGGGGTATTTTAATTATTACAAAAATAATAGATATTTAACAATTAGGGGAAATGATCATGTTGACGCTGGTACAAGAATGACTAAATTTTGGATTGCAAAAACTGGAAAATCTGTAATCAATATACCAATGGGTAATAATGAAAAAGAAGGATATAACAATTTAATAACAGCTTTTCAGAATAAACAACAAACAAGTTTTGAAAAGTTAATCTAAAAATTTATTTACAATAAGGAGTTTTTTATGGTAAAAAATCAGGCTAATGCTTATATGAATAAGCTAAAAGAAATGCAAGAAACATACTTGCTTGCAAAACGTCAATCTAATGATGGAGGTCAAATTTTTATACCCTCAGGAGAATATCTTTGTAAAATTAAAAAGATTTCATTTGGATTAGCAAAAAGTAAAGAATCGACTAACATGTACAGAGAATTTATAATATCAGAGGGTGA